TGAGCTGGTTGTTGTGGCAATAGAAGTCCCCTCCAACCTCACTTGGTGCACCCTCAAGACTGGTGAGCTGGTTGTTGTAGCAATAGAAGTCCCCCCCAACCTCACTTGGTGCACCCTCAAGACTGGTGAGCTGGTTGTTGTAGCAATAGAAGTCCCCGTCCCAGCGTGCATTTTTACCGTCTATTTTATTCCCTTGAGCGTCAAAAAGCTGGATGCTTCTTTTTTTGCCTTCAACTTTAACTTCCCATTTTACTGCTAAAATCTTTGTCATCGGTGTATATCCTTAGTTAAATTCATCAAATAAGCTTAAAGTCTGACTTGTCAAATTGTCATCTTTTAAGTTCTTTACTGCCTGATTGTAATATATCGGGTGCAGCTCTGTTCCTATAAATTTACGCTTATTACGCAAAGATACAACGCCCTCGCTTCCAATACCTGCAAACGGGCTAAAAACCACGTCACCTACATTACTCCAAAGCTGAACTGCGCGTTCTGTGATATTTAACGGCATCGGACATAAGTGCTTTTCTGCTTTGTCATCTTTGGCGGCAATCACGTTTAAAACGTCAGTCGCTGGCATATCACCATCGCCTTGCCCGCTTTCTTTGTAATTCCACACATGCGCACAATAAGGTAACGCAATATCTTCATCATCCCTAAACGGGGCACGCCAACATGGACTAGCCAAGTCTTGCCATACAGAAAGCGGCACATTGCCCGCTGGGTGCACAACTGGCTTTATTAAATATTCTTGCCCTTCCTTGGCCCACTTTCTAAACACAAGCAAATACTCGGGCATTCCTACGCGGCAAAAGCTTGCATCGGCTTTGAAGTTCTTATACAGCAATCCATGCGCGTTTGTCTTTGCACGCTCTAATACTGGATCTCGGTATATCGTCACGCGGCAGTGGAAGTCAAAACCTTCCTCAATAAATAACCGTGTGCACATATCTGAAAACGGTCTTATTCCTGAAGTTCCGCGCTCGCTTGAGTTCTGATAATAAACCAAGTCTTTTACATGGATTGCAACCAATCTGCCTGCGCGCATGGTTCTGTAATGCTCTTTGACTAAAAAGCGATATTGTTCGATAAACTCCGCATCGGTTGCCACGTTGCCCATATCCGCAATGCTCTCTGAATACACATACAGAGAAGAAAACGGCGGGCTATACACTGAAAAATCAATGCAGTTATCAGGCAAATTACGCGAAAACAAAACGCAATCTGAATTGTATAGTGACCAGTTTTCCTCGATGTGTTGTGATATTACTTTATTTTCATCCATGTTAATTCCCTCCTAAGAAATTTGGTAGTTTAGGTAAAAAGTTTCCTTCATATTCATGCTTCACATGCTTTTTTAAAACTTCGCGCTTCATGGCCTCGGACATCTCGCGCTTCATTGTTTCATGGTCTTTAAGCTTGCGCTGTACAGCCCCGTAAATCTGGCTTTCGGTCGTAGCCATAACAATATGCGCATTGACTTCGTTCTTTTGACCAAAACGCCAAAACCTGCGCAATGCTTGGTAATATTGTTCGTAAGAGAACGACAATCCTACAAAAGCGGTATTGTGGCAATGTTGCCAATTCAACCCAAAGCCAGCGAGTTTAGGCTTTGTGATAAGCTTCTTGATCTGACCATTTGAAAAAGCAACGAGTATTTCTTCTTTTCTCTCAATTTTAAGGCCGCCGCGCAAATCTATGGCATCGGGAATAGCACGTTGTAATTCATCTGCTTCATAGTCCGTGTCGCACCATATCGCCCAAGATTCATTTGGCTTTTGTGCAACAAGTTCCGCTACCTTCTCAGCTCTGATATTTGCCGTTATACGCTTTTCATTATGGATAGAAGTCGCGCTCATTTCTGGTATTCTAAAAAGCGTATCTCCAGTGTTTTTTGTAATATCAGTTTCAACAATATGTTTAACCTGATTAAGCTTAGGCAATATAAAACCTTCGTCACTATAACCTAAATCTGAAGGCTTGGACGCGCATCTTGCCCACGACGCAACCCATGACCAAAAGTCACTCACGCCGTGATGTTTTACGCGGTATTTACCCATTTGTTTTTGATCGGCAATAAAGAAGCGCGCAAGCATTTCCGAACTATCCATAACTTCCAAAAATTGCGAGTGTTGCCCTAGTTCCATATGGTCATTTGGGGCAGGTGTTGCAGTCGCGCACAGCTTCCATCTATGACCGCTCCAGCCTTCCATAAGCTTTCTTGTTGTCGTTCCTGTATAATTTTTGATAATACTGGATTCATCAAGTATTACCCCTGCAAAGTCCTGCGGGTCAAATTTATGCATGTTGTCGTAGTTCGTGATGTTTATCCCGTTTTTAACCTGCGCAGGGTCACGAATAAATTGCACATCACAATCAATATCAAACTTCGCAGCTTCATTTGCATGTTGTTGCCCGACTGCTAAAGGTGCAAGCATTAAAACTGGCTTGTTTTCCAATCTGTTTACAATCCGCCCGTATTCAAGAGATACGATAGACTTTCCTAATCCCGTATCTAAAAACGCAGCACTTCGCCCTTGCCTAAGCAAAAAATCAACGCAATCGGCCTGATAGTCGAACAGGTTACTGTTTAACTCTGGAATGTCTTTCGCATCCATACCGCATTGAGGCGCGGCGATTTTCTTTGTTGCTAAAAATTCTTGATATTTCATATTACCCTCGTTTTTTATTACTGTATCATAATTTTATTAAAATAAAATAGGAACATATTCTATTAAAATTCCTCTACTCTCCAGCCCCCGCCTTCTTTTTTCGGTATCTTGTAAACTGCCTTAAAAACGAAAGGAAATTGATCTGCCGCAAGCCGTATTTTGACCTTCGCATCTCCTACCCATATACTTTTGACTTCGTGGATTTCCATTAAGTTATCGGCATTTAAAACGGCAAAATCAGGAGTATAAAAAGCGTTATCGGCAAGCCTGAATTTAATCCCCTCAAATTTAAACCATTTTATTTCACCCGATTGCAAAAGAGCATTGAGATGTAAAGCGTACTCGGCCTCTGTTTTGTTCATTTGGCCTTGTTTTAATCGGCCCAGAGCGTAGAAGTTTTTTTTCATGGTTAGATTTTAGAAGGGGATAGAATCTTCAAATTCAGCTTGCGCAATCGGGGCTTGCGCTTGAAAGTTCGAACTGTATCCATTAGGGGTTGCGTTATCTGATTTCTCGAACTTATCAAGCATTGTTAATTCCCCGCGATATGGTCGCAAAACAACCTCAGTGACATATTTCTTTTGCCCGTCTTGTTCCCAAGATCGAGTTTCTAACTGCCCTTCTATATAAACTTTTGCGCCTTTTTTAAGGTATTTTTCACATACGTTTACAATTCCTTGGTTGAAAATAACTACGCGTATCCATTCAGTGCGTTCTTTGCGTTCGCCTGTCGTTTTATCTTTCCAGCTTTCAGAAGTAGCAACGGATAAATTAGCTATTTTATCCCCTGATTGCATCGTTTTTATATCGGGGTCATTTCCGATATTGCCAATTATAATAACCTTGTTCACGCTTCCTGCCATTTTCTTACTCTTCCTTTATAAAAATTCCGTTAATCATTTTACCTTTGCGGTTTTTAATTTGCTCGTAAGCAAGATCAATGCATCGTTCAATTTGAATACCTGATTGCTCGGCGAGTATTGTTAAAACTACAACACAATCTCCAATGCTATCAATAACAATATCCTCTTTGTTTTTGGCAATACCAGAAGCCAGCTCCCCGACTTCCTCCGTCATTTTAAGCATTTGTGCGTGGCGAGTTGCACCGTCAACAAGATTGCGTTCGTACGCCCATTTTCTAATCAGATCAAATGTCATTACACTTCCCCCAAAACAGATTTATAAAGTTCAAGCAATTCTTCAAACTCTCTTCTTTTTTCGTTATCCAATTTGCGCAATTTCACAATTTCACGAATGGTTTTTGTGTCAAATCCAACGCCTTTTGCCTCCGCATATATTTCTTTAATATCCTCGGCTATCGAAGCTTTCTCCTCGCTCAAACGCTCAATTCGTTCGATAAATGACTGTAGTCTTTCTTTTGCAATTTCCATTTGTGATCTCCTTAGTTTTCTAGTTTATTTCGTTTTTCCAAAATTATAATATCAAGGCTTTTCTTGACTTCTGGATATTTTGAAAGCGCAAATATTAATTTTGAGTTTGCTTTTATCCAATTTTCAAAATCGTCTTTAGTTTCAAAAAGCTCAATTTCTATTTTCGCCTTTGAAAGCCATTGCATTGCTTTTTCCTCTTTTTCTTTGTCATCCTCGCTCGGCTTGTAATGTTCGACTTTGTAAGGGCGTTTGACATTGCGAGAGTACGTAAGCATAAAGCGTTCATCGTCTTTCATGTGCGACATTGCTTTAATGCGTATCCCTCCGACTTCCTCACCTGCCCATTTAACGCTCGGATCACGTTCTAAAACCATACATCTTCCAATAAATTCGGCAGGATTGCTTCCCCATTTTAACTCGATAACACGGCGCATAGATTTACACGGCTTGTAAGGCTTTCCGTTGTCGCCTTCATAGTAAATAACGCCGCTTTGTTCTGCCTTCAAATCAACCTTCACATCTCTGATTTTAATAATAAGATCAGTGCTTATTAAATCATCTGCATTTAATTGATCTGACTTTGCTTTTGTTGTGAGTGACCAGTCCATTTTTAATACCCTCGTATATATTTAGAAATTGGAAAGTTTTTAATTTTTTCGTTGTAAATCTCAATATTTTTTTTGATGCATTCCTCAAGATTAAAAGCAGCTTCAACAATCTTTTCTTGAATTTCCCGATCTGGTTCAACGGTATAAATACGCATTGGCATCCCATTAAAAAAAGAGCAAAAATCTATAAATTCAAGGTTCGCAACAAGCATTCCTGTTTGCAGTTGCATCATCGCACTTTTTGGCATCTCATCTTCGATTATCTCTTTGACATGCTTATGTTTTTCAGGGCACTTGATTTCAATTCCGCCGTTTTTATCAACAAGCAATCCATCAGGCGAATATCCGATTGTTACATCATCAAAGCTTCTTGTAATAAAGCCAATCTCCCGCACCTGATGACGCTTTTCAGAATATAAATCACGCGCAAATGGTTCAAACGTATTGCCGCGCTCCATGTGAAAATTAAACGGTTGCTCTTCAATCGTGCGTGTAATGCGTTCCGCAACCTTTTGAAAGACAATGGCGCGGCTGTCATCGTTATTTGCAACCTTCCCAGTCGGCGTTATAAGCTTGTGAACTTCGCTTGCGGTTAAAATGCCTAAACGCAAATTTAACCATTCGTCAGTTCCTTGGATTACTTCCCAGTGATATTTTGGCGCAGAGATTTGCATCTTACTTCTCCCTCGTTTTGTGTTTGACAAAATGAAAATATTATATAATCTTGTAATAGTCAATAACAATTTATAAAATTAGGAATGGAAAGATCAAAAATGGATAAAGAAATTTTTTCTACAAAAGAAGCATCTGAATTTTTAGGAATTTCAGAGTCTAAGCTTGCTCAAATGCGATGCAATGGAACATCTCCACCTTACTCAAAACCAACGGGAAAAATTTTTTATTTTAAAGAAGATTTAATTAATTGGCTAAACGATCACAAGCAAAAAATTAAGGGAAAATTTTAATGCATAGAGGTTTTATAAAACTTCATCGTAAAATGCTAGATTGGGAATGGATCGGTTGCCCTGATACTTTATCACTTTTTATTCACCTTTTGTTAAATGCCAATTATGAAGATAAAAAGTGGAAAGGAATAGATGTGAAACGTGGTCAAATCGTTGCTGGCCGTGCATCTTTGGCCGAAAAAACAGGACTTTCGCAACGCACCGTCCGAACTTCACTAAAAAAGCTAAAAGCGACCAGCGAAGTGACCATCAAAACGACCAATAAATATTCAATAATTACAATAACTAACTGGGAATTATATCAATCAAACGACCAGCAAAAGGCCAACAAACGACCAACAAACGACCAACAAACGACCACACCTAAAGAAAGTAAAGAAAGAAAAGAAAGTAAAGAATATATAATAGGGCTTCGCCCTAATGATGTTCCAGAAAGTTTGTGGAATGATTTTCTTAAAATCAGAAAAGAAAAAAAAGCACCAATGACAAAAACTGCTTTAAATATGATTCAAAAAGAAGCAAATAAAGCTGGAATGAGTTTAAATGAAGCACTGCAAGAATGCTGCAATAGAGGATGGCGGGGATTTAAAGCCGATTGGATGGATAATATTTTAAAACAACAAGGAAAAGGAAGTGGACATAATGGAAGATATACAGCAGATGACGCATTACGCGAAGCAATCGCAGAAGTTGAACAAGAAAACTCAAATAATACACTATATCCGTCAATGCTTTGCATCGATGAATAGCTATGGTCTTACGGCCGAAGATTTAAAAATGCGTATGCTTACCATGGCAGAAGACCTTAGTTCTTTTGATTTAAAGGAACTTGATGAGGCTTTCACCAGATGGAGAAGAGAAGAAGATATAATACCAACAGCTGCAGCAATTCGAAAGATTTGTTATGCAATACGAGATTCTAAAAAAATGGCTAATAGATCAAGTTTTGTTCCAAAAACAAAATTTTATCAAGTTGTAAGAAGATTAACAAGCGCATATGACGGCGAACTTCTTGAAGAAAACTACGACAAAAAAAACCATAAATCAAGAATGGAACTTGAAGATCATTATGGTTTTCCTGTCCATATTGCTTATCGTCCTGATTATATTAAATCTGAAAATTAAGCAAAAAAAACCCCTCTTTTTACGGAGGGGCAGTTCTATGTCTTAAGGTAGATTAAAATTATAACTCATCCGCAAAATGAAAACAACATGTGTTTGTGTAATCCACGATCCGCAAGCGCACGATTTAAAGCCTCGCGGGATTCTAATTCAGTCGGGTAAAAACTTACACTCACACTTTCCATTCCTACCTCACACGCAGCGGCCCAACCTTCCGGGCGTTGGGTGAAATAATAACTGGCGTTCGTCATCGTATATCCTCATCAATAACTGGTAATTCAAAACTACTCCCCATATCAGGAAGCGCATCGTTAGACCGCATACGCACTTCAAACGGGGCGAAGATACTTCCAAAAATAAAACCAAGCCCAAAGATTAACGCAATCCTAAAAACACGGTCCATTTTAAATTTAAGCCGCTCGATCATAATAATTTCCCTTCATATTTTTTTTGCAATAATACTCAACCTTTGAAACATTTTTATTCTTCAAAAGATCACAAAGATGCTTTAAACCCGCATTTTCAAGTTCCATGGCTTCCTTGATAATTTGCAAGCTATAACCCATTAAAACCAGCTCCCGAAAAATCAAATTACGCGGACCTGAATGCATGCGCTTTTTATACCCATCGAATCCAAGTTCACGCGCTCTCACATCCATGTAGTACTTTGCATCCCCGCGCCGTTCGATAAAAGCAGCGTCCACGCTATCCGTTTCTGGATTGTATTTTTTTAGCTGCAAGCTAATTGTTGAATGATTGCAATTCATCATCTCCCCAATCGCCTCAAGCGTATAAGCGTACTCATTGCGCAAAATATAACTTATGCGCTGCCTATCCTTCACCAAAGAAGGCCATCTGTTATCGCTTCTGATTTCCTCCACAGTCCTCTCGTGGTTTTCGCAAAGCTTTTTAAAAATCTCATTCATAACTAACCCCAAATCTTAAAAGAAGTTTTAACCAATCCAAATTTATCAAAAACTAAAGCCCAAGCCTCAACACGCCCATGCACGTTTTCAATATCTGCCAATGTCATGGGGCGCAATCTCCCCTTATAAAGCCTGCTGCGCCCGCTTGTGAATTTTACGTGTGTTTTCATGGTTTTCCTCGTTTTAAATAACAACTTTAATTGATAGGTTTTTGTCTGTTCCGTTAATTGGATACCAATAACAATCGTTATAAACATAAAGATCGTCGCCATTTATCCCTTTTATAGAAGCTCTGGCGCGAATATCATCATTGTAGCCAGTCCAAAATTCGATAATATCGCCAACTTTTAAGTATTTATGTTGTCCTTTATCAAATCCGTGTTTTTTGCAATAATCAATAGCTTCTTTTGAATTTGATTTTTCATCTAATTTCCAAATTGTCATTTTTAATCTCCTCGTTTCAATTCATATTCACACTATAATCATAAAGTTATGATTTGTATACAGGAACATATTCCAGCCCCTAAATTATTTTACTTGCGCATTTAAAAAATTTATGAAAAAATATACTCGGACTGAATAAACGCAAGGGGGCAAGTGCAAATTATCGCCCTCTTGCAATTTTAAGGAATATTTTAATGGGTACGATAACCATAGAAGAATACGGGACAGCAGGCGCAGGTAAAGATCACTCTACGCAAATACCGAATTTAAAAACACTTCTTAAAACAACCGTTGACTCTTCAACCTCAACAAGTGCGGAATCTATCACGCTTCAAGATGGAACAGGGATTGTCACGATAACAGCGGTCGAAGATCATCGTCTATCTTATGGGAGTGATCTTACAACATCAGCTTATGCCTTATGCGGGGCTGGTGTTAGTCGTGACTTTGGCGTTGAAGGCGGCGCAACAATTTACTATAGGGCGGATGCGTAAAAAAGGGTTTATTTTGAGCACTTTATCAGAAAAACAAAAAACTTTTTGCCGCGAATATATTATTGACTTAAACGGAACTCAAGCTGCAATCCGTGCTGGATATAGCAAAAAAACAGCAAACGAACAGGCCGCGCAACTATTAGCGAAACTTAGCATAAAA